AAAAATAAATAATGCCTAGATACGACAAGTACGGACCGCAGGACGATAGAGTTCTTGAAGACATAGACCTAGGTTTTACTGGGTTTAATAATCGTTTGCGCCCAGACCAATTAAGTGCTGGGGTACTTGCTGAATGTAATAATGGTAGGCTAGAAAGAAACGGGCAATGGCAATTAAGGAATGGGATAGATGCTATTGGTGCACCAATTGCAACTGGTGTGTCTGCATTAATTCTTCCGTTTACCTTAGCGGCTGACGACACTAACGCAAGCATAGCTGCCCCTAACTCCAACAGCAACAACCTAGTTATTACTAATATTACAGGGAGTTTATATGCCGAAAGCGGAACAATAAATCTATCTAATGTAGAGGGCATAACCCCTGACCCAGATGGAGACCAACCTTATATCAAGACAGCAACCAACACCTTGACGGTTTCTGGAGGATTTAGTGGCTCAAGTGCCGACACAGCAGTAACCGTTAAGTATCCAATATTAAACGACAATGCGGTCAACGAAGTCTATGGTGCGTGTAGCTTTTCTGACCCAAACTCGCAGGACAACGAGAGCTATATTATTATTGCCACAAATGTTAAGGCAGTTGCTTACAAGGTATCAAACCCAAGCGTAACTTTTACTATGCTTTATCCTGATGGAGCAGCTATATCGGCTGAAGCAAATATGATTCAGGCTTTTAATAAGTTAATTATATTCAGAAAGGGAGCTGTTGCTTTAGAGGTAGATTTATCCGCAAACAACATCTCGGATGAGCCAGCCTTATCGCTGTGTTCTAATGGCGATTATTCACAACCACAAGTAATATCAACAGCTGCGAAAGACAACGCTTTTATAGATGGAATTTTTACAGTTGTTAATAGCGCTGATGTTAGTGTAGGACAACGCATAACTTGCTTGGATAGTCCAAATAATCTTTCTGGTTTATTTAAAACAGTTGGAAATGACCAAGTTAATTTTATTGCTGAACGAACAGAAAGAGCTAGGTTTACGGTCAAGGAAGTATTTGAAGCTAGTTCTACTACTGTAGCTGTTACCGGAGTTGTGGTTGACGGGACAAAAATAACAATAACTTGTAGTGGACACGGACTAAAAGTAAATCAACCAATAGTATTTGCAGACTTAGATGGTGCACTAAATGGAAATCAAGTTGTAGCTAAAGTAAATTCTGCGAATGAATTTGAAGTAGAAGTTAATACTACTTTTACAGCGAATGATGTAACCGGAACAGTAAAACCAGCAGCGGGCTTTTCGTTTTTGGTACAAGAAGACCAAAAACAATCTATTAGAACACAAGCACAGGTAAGAAACTCTACTCCTTCATTTCAAAGAAGAGTTTCACAAGGATTAGGTTATATACATATGCCTTGCCCATCGTTTGGCATTTTACACCAAAGAAGGCTAGTAGTCCCGTATCAGTTTGACCAAACCGGAAGCTCTGGAAGTGCATCAGTTTCATCAAGAAAAGTATTTGATGAGGTAATTGTTTCAGACATTTTAGACAACAACACTTATGATAAAATCTTTGGTTCATTTAGATTCAATGCAGGAGCTAGTGATTTTACCGTAGGGATTGTTTCGTTTACTGAGGACTCTATATTAATATTTAACAAAAACAGTATCTATAGAGTAAGCAATACCGTTAACCCCAACCAAGCTACGACTCAAGTGTTGACCAATGAGATTGGTGCGTTAGCTAGAAAATCAATAGTGCAAGTTGGAAAGAATGTATTTTTCTTATCAGATAATGGTGTGTATTCTCTAGAGTTCTTTGATGAATACAATTTGCGTGGGACTCAAACGCCTATATCAGAACCGATTCAAGCAACTATAGACCAAATTGACCAAAGGTTTGCTAAGAACGCAACTGCGGTATACTTTGGTAATAGGTACTATATAGCTGTTCCGTTGAAGACAAACCCAGATGGAAGTCAGAATGACAAGGGCATCAACAATGCTATATTAATATACAACTTTTTGAACAACCAGTGGGAGTCCATAGATACAATTAAATCAACTCCCACATTTGAGTACACCAACTTAATTATAGCGGGGCTTGGTAATGCTAGAGGCGTTTATTGCATTAACCAAAGCGGAGGAATACATTTGATTGCGTCTAGTGATGAAAATTTCTCCACCATATCGAGGGCTGGGTTTGATAGCGTGCTATCTACGATAGGTAGCACCTCACCTAGCATTTACTATATAGATGGATTTTTAAAAACAAGAATGTACACATACGGAGACATTGGAAGAAAGAAGTACAATAGCTTTGACATAACGGCTGAAGGCAACGAGATTACTGGGGCAGATTTTTTCATTGAGATTGAAACAGAAAACATTGACACAGACTTAGGGACACAGAAATCTGACCTTGGTCAAGCAAGTGATTACCTTGGAGGACAACAGATTCAAGCACAGACTCCACCAGAAGATGTTGCCATTCGTGGTAGAATAGGGAATATGAGAGCATATGGAGCTCAATTAAAACTTTCAAACAAATCTTCATTCGGAAATTTTAGAATCAGAAACATAAAGACAGCCGCAACATCGGCATTTAAATCAACTAACTCAGCAACATAATGGCAAGATTCGTAACAGGAAATTCATTTTCAACAGGAAACCAAGTAACTGCGGATACTTTAAACGCAGCAGTTAACAACGCTACAATATCGGCTGACTCCGTAGACAACAGCAGTGTTGCGGTAAGCGGCTCAGGGGTACTAAGCGTTAAGACTTCAACAGGAGAATCAGATGGTATAACTTTTGCAAAGATGCAACACATCCCAGCCAACACAGTGCTAGTAAGGGATGCGAATGATGTAGGAGTTGTATCCGCCAAAGCAGTAACTGATACACAGATACTTATTGGTGATGGCACTGGATTTACTGCTGCTGCACTTAGTGGTGATGTTACTATGACTAATGCTGGAGCGGTGACTATTGCTAATGATGCAGTAGAAACTGCTATGATAGCAGACGATGTAGCACTTGGAGGTAACCCAACTACCACTACACAGTCAGCTAGCAATAACTCAACTCGCATAGCTACAACCGCTTATGTTGATGCTCAAGTTACTGCTGGTGTTGCTTTAGGCACACCTAATAATAGGGCAAGAATAAAATGTTTTCCAACTGACTTCAAGGAATCAAACCATATTACAGCTGGCGGTACTCTTCTTGACACAGATAACAGTTCGGCTGGAATTCATTTAGCAATGTATGATATCCCAGCTGGGTACAAAGCCACAACCTTTGTGGGAAGAGGGGGGAATGCGGATATAACAATATACGAAAGGTTAGATGTATCTGCTGCTACTGGTTCTACTCTTAAGGGGAGTGGTGCTCTTGATGGATTGGCTACGATTGATTTTACTGATATAACAGCTACTGATACTAATGCTATAGTGTTACATATAACAGATGGTGGTAGTAATGGTTATTTCTATGGAGGTTACATAACATTGGTAGCAGTATAATATGCAGGCTGGCTATATAAGGAAGTGGCTAGAAATAAATGGTGTACCTAAGGAATTAAAAAGCATTGTGGGGTATTGTATAAGAAAAGAAAACGGTAAAGTATTTGGAGGAATGGACGAAGATACCATCTCCACAATGGTTGCTTATCATTACTTTAAAAAAACAATATCCGTTATCCGTGATGGAGAAGAAGTTGTGGGTGTTCATATGTGGTATAATTGTAATTATACTGATGATTTTTCATTCATAGAAAATTGGGAGGAAGATAGAAAAAACGGAGATACAATATTTATGGCATTTCTTTTCGCTGAAAGTAACGATGTGATGAAGGAATTGATACACGATTTCATGGACAAAGAACCAGATATGTTAACAAAGAAGCTAGTAGCAATGAGAGAACGAGGCGGATACCCAAGGCGTTTAGATATATCTAGGAAATATTTTACAAAAATACTTAAGAAATAATTATGGGAGGCAGCAAAACAGTTATAAAACAACCAGACCAAATTGACCCAGCTGAATCAATGGGTGAATACTTATTCGGCAAGGACTTCAAGGGGAGCTTTGAGGGAATTACCGACAAGAGGTTACAGCAAAGATTACTAGACGCAGAGGCTGAGTTTAGACCACAGTATACTGCACTAGAGTTAGCTGACCAAGAGGCTGGATTATTTGGCACTGAAGACCAAGCTGGTCTAATTGACTTGCAACAAAGGGCAGGTGAGAAAGCCATAGATTTTGAAGAAGATGCAAAGAGGAGGGAGACCGCATTACTTGGTGAGCTAGGTGGTGATGTTACAGCAGCGTTGAGGGCAGCTGACCCCGAATCTACTAAGCTAGCTGACTTGCAATCACAGCAAGCGCAGACCCTATATGCAGAATCCGAGGGTCAACTATCTCCAGAAAGAGCCCGAGAAGCAGAACAAGCCGCTAGAATGGCTGGTGTATCTCGCGGCAGGGTAGGTGACTCAGGGACATTAGCCCAAGAATTACTTGGAAGAGAAGCATCAAGGGCTCAACTTCGAGCAGAAGCACGGCAAGCTGGTCAAATGGGATTCCAGCAATCAAGAGCTTTGGGCGGAGACCCATCTCAGTTCTTGTTTGGTAGAACTACCCAGCAGACAGCTATGGGAGCTAACCTATATGGACAAGCAGCGGGCTTAGCTGCTCAGCCAACTGGTCCACAATTGTTTGACCCAAATGTAGGAATTAATTTAGCAATGCAACAACGCTCACAGGACATGACGCTACAGGGAGCACAGGCTCAAGCTAACGCTACACGAAGCGCGGGGTTATCATCAGGGCTTGGAAGCATAGCAGGGGCACTAATAGGATTAGGATAATATTATGGCATTTAAAACAGGAACACAAGTAGACCCAAGGTTATTAAATTACGGTGGCTATGCTCAAGGCATGACCAACGCCTCTACCATACAAAGTCAAGCCATAGCAGACTTAGGAAATAGAGTGGGAGAAGCCATAGGTGAGTTCAAAGCAAAGAAAGATGACAAAGCAATTAAGACCGGTCTTCAGGGATTACTAAAAGGCAATCCGGAGTTTGCGGAAACACTGGGAATCAAGGGTACTCCTAGCGCAGGACCAGACGGTCAGTTAGTTGTTACTCAACCAACAGACGAGGACTTTAAGGTTGGAGCAGATACTATATTTAAAATGTTTGGTAGAGATGCTTCTAAAGTATTTTACGGACAGGCGCTCTTATCTAGCTTTGATGATGACGATGATGATGAACTGTATGACCCAAAGAAGATTGATGCATTTGTTAAGTCAGTGGAATCAGAGTCATTGAAAGACTTGTACAAAATCAAAGATAATAAATTATTTAGAAGAGTCAAAGGAGGGAAAGACGAACAGATTAATGTAGGAGATGTAGACCAAATACTTGAGGTAGACGGCGCAGAAGAATTTCTTAAATTAGGTGTAGACCCTAGGGGCTTTTTCTCTGAATAATTTATATAATGCAAGAAACAGTACAATCATTTGCCCAAAGGGTAAAAGCTAAGGACTCTAAATACGAAGGCATGGATGATGCTAAGGTTGTGTACGATGTACTCAACGAATCTCCTGTGTATGCAAGAAGGTTTCGCCCTCAAGAAAAGCGTAACAATATATTTGGGACTATATTCAGGGAAGCATTGCTTGGATTTGCTGAGACTGGTAGCAAAACTGCGGAGGGTATTGCGTTTAATTTATCTTCTATGATTGCCTCTGAGACAATGACAGAGGAGCAGTTCATCAACAGCGACAAGGCTGGAACAATGTCATACGAAGACTACAAGGAACGCAACGATGAGCGAGTAGAGGTAGAGAACAAGGCTATTGCTCATGCCCAGAATGTAGGAGACTTCTTTGAAAACCTAGCACCAGAACAGATATCACAGCCACAGGGTACTGCGGAGATATTGATTAGCCAAGTTGCTAGAGGTCTTGGTCAGATGGGAGCATACGCTGCTACAACTATTGGTATGGGTGCAGCGGGTACAGCCCTTGGTAGTCCAGTTGGTGGTGCTATTGCGGCAGGTACTTCTTTGTATACTATGGCAACGATGAACAGGCAGATGGAGTTCATTGATGACGCAGAAAGAACTATGGGCAAAAACATCACTGAGATGTCCGCTGATGAAAAGAACAAAGTCACAGCAGGTAGTCTTGGGTATGGTGCAATAACAGGTGTGCTTGATGCTACAGTATTTAAGTACGTTGCTGGTATGCCTAATGCCTTGAAGTCAGTTATTGGTGCAGCCCAAAAAGGCAAGTCAGTTTCTGAACCATTATTCAAATCAGCACTTGCTCAAGCTTCCAAGAATGCGCTCAAGAGAGGTGCAGCCGAGGGTATACAAGAGTCCATTGGTGATGGTATGACCCTAGACATCATGGCTAAGAACCTATATGATGATGACAGAAAGTTTATTACGGGTGATGCGCTTGGTCGAAGAGTCATGGAGTTTACGGTTGGTGGATTAGTCGGTGGTATTGCATCAGGCATAGGAGATTCCGGAAGAATACTACAAGGCAAGGAGATTACAGCAGAGGGTCAGCAAAGACTTGAAGACGAAAGAGACAGAATCCTTGAAGTAATGCCTAGTGTAGACAGAGAGAAAATTGCTAGAGCAATACTCGACGGAGACCCAGAGCCAGAGATAACAGTATTTGATATAAACGGAAACCTAGAGACAGTAAAAGTTAAGAGCTTTGGACAAGACCAGAAGATTGAGGTAGAAAGAAGCGATGGCTCTCTTGAGATACTAGGAGAAGGAGACTTGGTTGAATACAATGTTCGTAATCCCGAATATGCTTTACAGGTAGAAACAGAAACCACTGTTGATACTAGCAAAAAACTTGATGAGCTTTCTGATGCAGAGTTAGACCAAGCAATAAAGGAGAGAGAACAATACGCTAAGGACAATGCAAAGAGCGAAGACCCATTGTTTATCAGTGGAGTGCGAAATGCTATGGCTGATGTGTTTGCCTTGAGGTCAGCCAAGAAAAGAAAGGCTAGACTCCAGAGAGAGGGTGAGGCAAAAGATACACCGAAGAAGCCCAAGAAGAAAGGCAAGGAGATAGAGCAAACAAAGGGCGAGACTTATACTGCTACCTATACATCTAAAGAAACAGGTCAACAGACTACAAC